GAGCGTCAGACTCTCCAGGTGCTAGAGATTCAGAAGACCCAGGTTTATTACCCGAAGTAGAATGACAATAACAAAACCCAACCCCGACACAATTAAGGTTCTAGCGATCATTAGCCTTATTTGTCTAATAGCCTTAACGTCTTGTTCTGCAAGCTTCCACCTAAGAAGAGCAATACAGAAAGACCCTACGATTATCCAACCCGAAATAGTGCAAGTGGTGGACACGGTTATTATTACGCCCTCAGAACGCACAGAAACGACTTTCGTGGCTCTCCCGATAGATACCATTACAATCGAGAAAGAACGCCTTAGAATTAAGATTAGACGCATTCACGACACTTTGAGGGTTGAGGGTGAGTGTAGGTCAGACACCATAACCATAACAGAAACGATTGAACTGCCTCCCGTCATTAAATACGAAGACAGACCTTGGTGGTCTAAGTGGCTAATGTGGGGGCTTGCTGGTCTATTCGGTATTAAGGTGCTGAATATGGCTATTGACAGACTCTTAGGGGGCAGAGGGTAGGTCTTATTTTAGCCCTATGAATCTGAACCACTTCTACCATTACTATAAGTCTAAGAGCGGTGGGGTTTCTAACTTGCTTAAAGCTTCCGAGGACTTTACTAGTTCATTGGACTGGCTTAAAAAACCCGACACGGACGCTCCCACAATTACGGGAGGTGTAACAGACCCGAACGGGGGAACAGATGCCCAGCGCGTAAACTTCACGGCAAATAAGCAAGCACGGGTTCAGCAATCTGTGACCTTATCCGCTTCTACGGAATACACTTTTAGCGTTTACGCTCGTGTGAATACGGGAACGGATCAGTTCAGGCTGAGAAACGTCACTTTAAGCGCGGCTGAAGCTAAGACTGCAACGACTAGTTGGACACGATTTGAATACACTTTCACGACCACAACGGGCGGAGTGTATGAGTTGAGCATTCAGAATACTGAGAATGTAGCGGCTAACATTGAGTTCTTTGGGGCTATGCTTAACGTGGGGGCTAGTGCTAACGCTTACGTCAAGGTTGACCCAAGTACGGGAGGCTCTGCACCCACACCAGCTTACTCAGGATTCGGGGACGTGTTTGGCGGTGTCACATCATACTACTCATTGAGAAAGTTTACCGAGGCCGAAACGCTCAACGCCATACGGGTTAGAAGGTCATCAGATAACACCGAGCAAGATATCGGCTTCGATGCAAACGGGGACTTGGATAGCACGGCTCTCCTTGCTTTTGTGAATGAGGATGTGGATGTGTACACCTCTGACTTTTCAAGTACTGAAGATTTAGGCGAATTTAACGGCACGGGGGCAGCAGCCCAAAGCGTTGGAGGGGTGGACGATGCGTACAAGTTCACTACCATAACGGGAACGGGGCAAATGTTTGCAAGTATTACACCATTCAGCGGAAAGGGTGGGGGTAATGAATTTCGTGTTCAAGCCGATGTGTACCTACCATCAACGAATGCAGAGATTGATAAGGTGCGAATTTTCACGGGTTATGGCACAGAAATATTCGCAGACGTAACAACGACAGATAGTTGGGTAAGTGTTGACCAAACAATAACGATAACAAGCGGAGAGGTATTGCGTTTTCAAGCGTATGATGGAACTGATGTAACACCGACCACAACCGAGGCGAATGTATTTTATCTGAAAAACATAGTCATTACCCAAACAACCGCAGACGGAGCGGTAACAACCTTCTACGATCAAACGGGCAACGGCAACGATGCGACCAACTCCACAGAATCCGAGCAACCACTTGTAGTGAGTGCGGGGACGCTTGTTGAAGAGAACAGCAAGGCGGCTATTCTTCCGGATGGTATAGACGATGAACTGCAAATGAGCGCACAAACATTGAAAAGCGTTTTTGTTGTTGATGAACCCGAAACCGCACAAAATGGAGTTCTGGGAGGCTATTTAGCAACAATGACAACAAAGTTAGTTTACAGAACAAACGCTTCCCTTGAAAACACTTTCAGCGGCACTATAACTGATCAAGCTCTTTTTTCTGTATTCGCAGAGGGTGCATCTGATCCAAGAAGTATAAACGCATTTAGAAATGGAACGGCTGCAACTAACAACCCAAGGTCTTTAAACTTAAACACCAATAGCGGTCATCTTTTGAGCCGTGGAGGAGGGGGCTACTATTCAAAAAAAGTTCAAGAAATCATCATCTTCGACTCCGACCAAAAAGCCAACCGCACGGGCATGGAGACGAACATCAACGACCACTTTGACATCTACACGCCATGAGTTGGTATATCGGAACATTAGAAGAGTGCAACGCATATAATGCGAAGGTAAACGAGGCAAAGCAATACACGGGCGGCATTACTTCCAACTGGGCGAACCCACGCCAACACCCTGACGGGAGCAAGTGGGCAATTGTTGCACATAGCACGGAACCCGATGAAGAGAGCCGCCTAACATTAGTTGAAGAACTAACAGAAGACTGGACACCAAGTGAGATACTTTAAGCTAGAGGAATTCGATAGCCCCGACAAACCTGGTAGCGGTGAGTTGATGGATGAAAGTCTTTTGACTATGCTAGACGAGTTAAGGGCTAATTGTGGGTTTCCGCTGAAGATCAATTCAGGCGTAAGAACAGAGGCAAGGAATAAGGCGGTTGGCGGGTCACCTAACTCAAGCCACCTAAAGGGCCTAGCGGTGGACATTCATTGTACTGAGTCCGCTAAGAGATTCACAATACTTGACGAAGCGTTAAGGCTGGGCTTTGACAGAATCGGAGTAGCCAAGACCTTCATTCATTTGGACATTGACCTAGATAAATCACCTGACGTAATTTGGTTGTACTAATGAGCCTAAGTGAACTTGGAATAAATATAGGTTTGATGATTGGGGGATTCTTTGGATCGCTTATAACCGTCAAGAAAAAGAGATGTGTAAAGGAGCAGCTTCTAGCCGTGGTTACTGGAACTATGGCCGCTAACTACCTTTCTCCCGTCCTTATTGAGTGGTTCAACCTAACGGGGTCTTCTCAGTACGGTACGGCCTTTATCGTAGGGTTTGGAGGACTCAAAGTGGTAGAAGCGTTCTACGACAAATTCTTTAATAAGATAGGATGAACAAGCTACTTTGGGAAGGTCTTCAGTTTGCTATCATTGCGCTCCTTGCGTTCTCCTTGTTTGCGTGGATCGAAGTTAAGTTTTTCCTACCCACCTTAGAAAAGGACATAGTGGAACACCTACCCCACGACACCGTTTACATTGTCAGCGATAGCGTAAGGGTTGATTCTATCCCACACTAAGACCCACAAGCTTCGCAATCCTCGTTGTCTAGGTTGCACGTTGTTTCCTCGTCCTCGTCAAGTGACTTAACGAAGTCATCCATACTAACGGGTTCATCCTTAATTATCTTAACCACTTTAGGGTCTAACGGTACTTCTTGGCCCGTTGTTAAATCTACTTGTTTAGCCATTTGATTTGTTTAAGCGTTCAACTTTCTTTTCAATGAAACCCCTTTCAAGGTAGTACTTAATAAGCTTCGAATCTATGCTGGTCACTCGTTGCCCCTTCTGAATTACCCTCCCTCTTTGTCGGAAGTCCTTTAAAGCGTAGTAAGCAGTTCTTACCCCACTAGGCACAACCAAACCACTTCACGAGCGTAACAACTGAGATAACAAAGCCAGCACTAAGAACCATCATTAACACGGCTAACCAAGCGATCATAACAAAAGCCTTCGTTCGGCTAATTACCTTCTTTCCTAGTTGGCTCTCTGTGAAGCATTTACGCATTTCAGTAGGGCCGCAATCGCACCCCTTTGCTAATAATTCGCACTTAGTTTCCATAGATGTTACCTTTTATGATTATTTTATTTTCGAAGGCCCAGCCGTCATTAACCTCCAGCATACCAAAGCCGTGAACCCAAACAAGCTTAGCCTTACCGTAATAGTCCGCGTTCAAGTTACACAAACATCCCATAGTAGCACACATAATGTCCTGACCTAGGCCGTTCTTAATATTGTAACTCTCCGAGCGGTGAAGGTGTCCTTGTATGGCTGACGTTTTCAGTTCTTGGGCCATCTTCCTAGAAGGGTTAACCCCACCTATTCCGTACTCGTGACCGTGAAGAACTAGAAGCCCGTTAGCGTCTATTATTGTTTGGTCGTGCAAGACTTCTATCCCGTATTCTTTGGTTTTGAAAAACTGCTCAATACCCATATTCATTCCAAAGTTCATAGAAAGCAAACCAGCGATGTAAGGAGCGTTCTTATTCAAGTCCCTGAATAGCCTATTCTCGTGGTTCCCCAACTTCCAAACGATCTTAACCCTAGGGAATTCTTCTCTTAGACCCTGAAAGAACTCTTGTGCTATTTCTATTTCACCTATCAGGTCGACACCGTCCCACTTCTTAGCGTGGCTAGAAATACTATAAAAGTCGCACAAGTCCCCATTCAAAAGAATACCATCAACGTCCCTTTCTTTGGCGTACATTAAAGCCGTTTTAAGGGCCTTTTCATCGTGATAGGGAAAGTGAATGTCGTTAAGTATTATCCAAGTACCTTCAGGAAGATTAAACGTCTTAGAACCCTTCTTTAACGCTTTAGGTATTAACGCCTCAATTCCACGCTCTACCCTCTTTCTGTTCTCCTTTGTGATCTTATTACAAGGAAGAATGCTGGTCACTTGCCGCCTAACGCTATTTATTTGCTCATCTGTCTGCTCAAACACTTCGGGGAAGGCTCTTACAACCATTCTAGCAATAGTGCGTTTAGGTTCATTGTGAAGCTGGTTCTCTTCGATGTATTGGGTAATTAACTGCTTTTTAGTCATTGAGAAGGCGCATTATAACCTCAGGGTCGTGGTTCATCAACTTCGTTAGAATCCTTTGCTCTTGTTCCTTGGCCTCGTCATAGGCTTCCTTTGTATCGGTACAACCTAGATTAGCAAAGATAATAGCACACTGGTGCAATGCTTCGTCAATTAACTCCTTAACCTTGGGGTCAGTGTAATAAGGACTCTTCATATTCTTGAATTGCTTTAAAAATTTGGTGTGCCACTTGGGGTACTATTGCGTTCCCGTAGGCTTTGATTGATTCGTTTCGCCACTTAGGAAAGGTAATATTGTCCAATCTGTTGGAAAGCCCATCATCTCCGCTACAAATGGGGGATTCAGTTGGGAAGTTGTCCCAGTTTGGGAGCGTATCACCTTTGTGACCGAGTTCTGATTTTCCTTGCCCGTGATCTTGTCCGCTTCTTGAGCCATCGGTGTCGGGAGCATTCCCTTTCTCGCCATAGTTGTTAAGCCCATCTGCAAGTTTATTCCCTCCTTCGCCTTGCGCTCCGCTCTTTTGTCCCAAGTTTCTGGGTGACTCCGATCGATCATTGAACTGGGAGTCGGGAGCATTCCGTTTCTCGCCATTTGTTTCAGCGGCATCTGTAGATTTACACCCTTCTCTGCCCACCTGGCTTTGGTCTTCTCGAATGTTTCGGGTGTCCTCGCTGATATATAATCCACCTTGTTCGGAGTTGGTAGAATAGGCGCAGAACCAAACTCTGTCCCTTCGGTGGGGAGCGTTGACGCTTGCAGCTGGAAGTATAAACGGTTGGACTTCGTACCCTTCAACCTCCAAGTCAGCTTGCACCTCTTCGAATACCAGCCCCCCATTCCAATTAGTAAGGCCGAGAACATTTTCGCCCACGACCCAACGTGGCTGAATTTCTCTAATTGCTCTAAGCATTTCGGGCCACAAGTGGCGTTCGTCCTCTTTTCCAAGTCGCTTTCCAGCACTTGAGTAGGGTTGACAAGGGAAGCCGCCTGACAAGACTGAAATTCTTCCTCTGTGAACATTGAAATCTGTCTTCGTGATGTCTGCATAAGATAAAGCTTTAGGAAAGTGGTGTTTAAGAACTCTCTGCCCGAACTCGTTCCATTCACAATGAAACACGTTTTCCCACCCCATCCATTCAGCCGCCAGGTCAAAGCCTCCAATTCCACTAAATAAGCTACCGTGTTTCATCTAGTATTAATAGGATGACAAGATAACCAATTAAATCTTTTATAGTGTCTGCCTTACTTTCGCTCACTTCCAGCGCCTCACTTTCCAACCTCTTTAGCTTGTCTGCTATCCGTGCTAGAATGCCGTTCTTCGCTGGGATCACTTCACCAAACACCTCCACATCATCAAAGGCACTATTACCGTAGTCCGCATTCTTGGAAAGCTGGAGTTCCTTTAGTTGGTCGTAGACCCTTGAAATCTGTTCGGCTCGTGTCATATACCAAAAGCGTTGTTTAATTCGTCAATCGTTTCGTGGTGCGGCCCGTTAACTATGTCTATCTTTAGCTTATTCTTCAGGTTCCAAGTGGCCCAAATGCTAAACAACAGAACAACGGTGAAAATAAAGATAGTCAAAAGCGTCTTAACACTAAAAGCGAAGCCATCTAGAACCTGGTCAATAGCATCTGTATGCTCAACCTTTATAGGCTCAAGTTCAGTAACCCTAGCTATCCTAACGCTTGTCATCCTATTTGGTGTTAATATGCATCATTGTGACCCCTATTGGATGTTAATGAACCTTTTGACCATCATAAAGCCCAGTTAATTCGGTTAACTCCCTCTTCAGTTTTATTCTGTCCTCATTCTCAAGGTAGTAGCTTTTTTTCTCAAAGTCAAGAACGAACGACCGAACCACTTCACGAGCGGTAGCCAACTCAGGAATACTCCATTTACCCGTTTTAAAGACTTGTGGGAGCGTTTCTATCTCTTCTAGTAGGATATCCCCACCCACCAAAGAAAGTCCCTTAGAGAAGCCCTGACGATTTCCTTCCATAAATCTATTGTCGTACTTAGATTGTCCCCAAATATTCAAAAGGTGGAATCTTAGAACGGGGTGAGTTGATCTAGCATAGTAATGCCCAGCGTCCATAATACCCTCCTTGAAGGCTGAACCATTACTTATACAAGGGTGACCTTGGTCAATTAACCGAACGGCTTTATTCACGTCCTTCTGAAGTTCCTCTAGCCAACGTGAATGTGTCCAAGTAGACTTCTTAGACATTACTCCACTTTGGAGATTTATGGCGCACTCCACGGAGCAAACCATTTGCTCTTTTTTGTTCTTCAGGAACATTGTCCCGCAACTCCAGCAAAGTGTTGAGCCGTGAGATTTCCTCATTTAACAAAGGTAACAACTTGGCTTTAACCCACTTCTCTTTAACCTCGTCAAGATTCCCCTTAATTATTCGTAGGTTCTCTAGTGACCTCTTTCGCTCCTTAAAGACCCGAAGTTTAAGCTTATCGTTCAGGTCAAAGATGGAAAGTTCTTGGTCGGTGAAAGCCTCTAACTCGTGCCCGTGTTTATCGGTGAAGGCTTTAGTGGCGTTTAAGATTAAATCGCGGTAAACCTCAGAAGGCTTCCTATCCGTATAATGGATGATTGTGGCATGATCCCTACCAATCAAAGAGGCTATTTCTCCAAGGGTTTTGTTGGTTAGTGCCCTAGCTATACTAGCATAAATTACACGCGTCTTAACTAGTGGCGTTGTTCTAGTGCTGGACATCACCTCACTAACGTCCGTTCCCATATAGTCACACGCAAAAAGGAGTACATCTCTAAGCTTCAGCATCCTCGAAAAGTTCAATGAATTTAGTAAAGGAGAAACGGCCTTCAACAACCCCAGCGTTACGCATCGCAAACCACACACCAGCAGCGGTGTAAAGCGGAAGCATAGAGGGGTAAAGGTTGACCTTGAGGGTTCGGATAACGTCTTTCTCAAACGTCACCCCGTGGCGTTCTAGTCTTTCAAATAGGTTTTTCATCTTAGTTCAAATTCTAGGTAAACAACGGGGCTATCATTGAAGTCCTCAATGTAAAGGACGGGATCGAAATCTTTCAACTCAGTACCTGGAGCGTCCTTAAAGTAGAAGTCTTCTATCTCTAGGGTAACATCATACTCATTGTCAATCCTATTAACGTGGTTCGTCCACCCGTCACTAAATGCCTCTTCGGTTTTGTATTCCGTTATGCTAACGGTAGCCTCTCCGCTAAATGAAAATCTGAACCCCTCTTTTGAGTTGGGTATTATTTCAACCTTGTAGTCTACTTCTACGGAGTTTACTTCTTGCATTTCGGTCAGCCCGTAAATGTCGTAAACGGTTATTCTTTGCTTCATTGTTTTTATTGTTTACAACAAAGCTAATGTAAATAATTGAATAAAAAAAAGGAGGCCGAAGCCTCCCTTAAACAAATAGAGAAAACTAATTAAGGAGCAACCCCAAGAGTGAGAGCACCAGTAACACGGAAAGACATTGATACGTTAACGGCTGAATCAATACTAGCAGTAATGTTCATAGCAGTAATGTAGCAAGTTCCTGAGATTTGGAAGTCCCCCGCAGTAGTACCACCATAAACAAAATCAAGGATAGTCCCAGACTTTTGGTCAGCCATCAGCGTGGTGAGGTTTGATCCGTCAGCCTCAAGGTGAAAGTCAGCGGAAAAGTCAGCGGAACGAGTTCCAGCTATACCCGTATAGTCCCCATTACCTTCGTAAGAAGTGGTGTCAATCTCGTTAGTAGTGATGTTCATTGCCGAACTAACCACCCCAGCGATTGCCGCATCCGTTCCAGGTGTTGCTGAGTCAGTTTGTACGCGGACGTAAAGCCCATCCATCTTAGCCATTTGCAGTCTTTTTGATTACCACAAATATAAAAGGGGGCCGAAGCCCCCCTATAAAGCACCCTTAACGGGATAGTCGATCGTACCCAGGTGCTTAGAACGGTAGTCCGTCTGAGGATTCGGGCGCATCCCCTTTGCTTTCGGAACCCATAAAGGTCAGTGTGTCAACGGCTAGGTTTAAATAACCCTTATCACCTTTCGCACTTACCCAAGGCTTTCCGCTTACGGCTACCTTAATTGACTTGACATCCTTAAAGAAGGGCCATAGCTTTTCTGCTCTTACCCCGTACATCGAACAAGAAACCCAAGCAGTTGAGTCCTTACCCGTCTTAACGGCTACTGAGAAAGACAAACGGCACGGCTTATCCCCAATCGCTTCCGTGAACTTGTGTGTTGCTGAGTTACCAGCACAATTCAGATTTAGCATCTTTTTATTTTTTTGCTAAGTTAACACTAGTCAAGACCTTCCGAGTCCCAACGCTTTACTATTTCTTGACATTCTTGCACTCTAGCCTTAATAAGTCGGAAGTTGTTTGGATCAACCTTGAAGTTGAAAGACCTAACACGCTCGTGTATTTCGATGTCATCAAACGTATGGTTTCTCGTTACCTCTTCTTGAATCTTGGTATAAAGTGGATTAGAATCCCCACCCTCCAATTTAAGAGCCTCCCTATAAATAAGACCCTCGACAATGTCTTCAGGCGTATTAGAAAGGCAGTAACTAAGTTGCAAGTCTTCCACTTCCCAAAGCCAAGCGTAGGCGGTTAACTGCCAGCCATAAGGTGTAAGCTTTCCCGACTTATTAACTGGCCCCTCACCCTTGTGAAAGGTGTAGATGTCGAAGGAACTCTTAACATCGATGACCTTATCTCCCGTGTAGATGTCAGCCTCACCAGTTATATAGTCATTGGACTTCCGCTCCGTGTTCTTCTCGTAAAGTTCACCGTCTACCATACCCAGCAGAGCAATGGACTTCTCTTCCACGGCTAACCCTTTGGCTATTTGTGCGGTGTTGATCTCCCTAGTACGTCCGTACTTGTGAAAAAGATACGTTTCCTTGAGGGCAGTTAGTGCGGTAGCACCGATAGTATTCGACCCTCTTCCGTTGGTCATTATCTGACCTAATGCGCTTGCTCTTATTTTCATAGCTTGTTTAATTCTGAAAGTTCACACCATTCTAAATTTTGGTATTCTACGGATAGTTCATCCCAATAGGGATAGTCATTGTCAAACCCATCAAATATGGTTATTGCCTCTTCCGCTTCTTCGGTGTCAATGTCGGTTATTAAACCAAACTTCCCTATACCCGTTTTCCAATCCACTTCACCATTTAATCTTATTTCCCTCCATTGCATCCAAACGGGCTTAGTTTCTACGTAAGCGAGGTTATTACCGTACCTTTTGTCAAAGTCGCTGCCTCCATTATCGAACCATTCCAGGTCTTTCTTTTGTTCTTCCGTCTTCATTTGCTGAGTCCTTCTGCAAGTTCAACAATAGCCTGAAGCTTCTTAAATTCGTCATCTGTAAACACCGAACCCATTTTTACGGCAAGTTTGTCGTAATTGTTCTGAGTTGGGTTAGCAGTCAGCCACATCAAAGCCTTCTCAAAGTCGTTTTCTTTCTTCTTACCGTGGTCGTTGGTTCCGTCAGCGTCCTTTGTATCGTCAAGAAGCAGAAGACCACCAGCGGCATACTTTCGGGCGTAAGAACTAGCAGAGCCAAACGCTTGGGCCATATTCATCCCTTTAATTTGATCCACTTCAGCATATGCCGTAACGCTTAAATCATCTTTACCGTCTTGAATGCAAGCGGTTGCCTGAATAACCACCCTACCAGCTACCTCGACAACTTCGTCCGAGAAGTTTAACACGCATCCGTGTTTTTTAAGGTGTGGCTTTACCGCTTCTTGGATGTCCTCAATAGAGCGATATTTGTACTTCCCGAAAGAATTGAAGTTAGACTTTGGGGCTTTTAGGTCGTGCTGAATCTGTGTCAGCTTTGCAATTAAATCCATTTGTTTTTGTTTTTGTGGATTAGAGTTCAATATCATTAGGGTTAAATTCAGCCCGTCCACTCTCTATAAGTGAATTCAGTTGGCTTTGTGTCCCGTTATTTTCTATATAGTCTAGACAAGCATCGTGATCGTAGAACTTCCATTCTCGTTCCAATGCGTGAAAGGTTGCACCTAGTACCCCCTTATCTCTAAGGAATAGTTCAACCTGGTATGTCTTAAACGCTACCGCTCTAATTAACTCAGAACCATTATAGGCAACGATAGCACCACTATCTCTATTGGTTTCAATGTACCTATACCCTTGATAAAACAAGTATTCGGCAAGTGTCTGAGGCATTAACCCCCGTGGTTGTGTTTGAGCCATAGGACAAATGTAGTAAATTAATTTTAATTCTTTCGCTCTAAATCTAAGCCACCCAAAGCAAGTACTGCCCCCCTTCCCCCCGTTAGAGAGGAAATAAATCTTGCTTCGGTACGGCTTGAGTTTGTCGCTTTAGAGATCACTTGCACCCCTTCGGTCATCCACCTTACGGCTGCTACCTTTCGGGATAACGGTACTGGATGACTTATGCTTTCACGGAGTACCAACCCCCTAACCTCTTCGGTGTCTGCTAGTTAAACGATTCGTTGCCGCCTTCTACTAGCTTCTTATGTCCACAAAGGTACGCAAACGTATGAAACAAGTCAAGAACCCCTTAAACGGCTTGCGCTCGTGGGCGTACTTTTGCCCTATGCGACAGACTACCGATATAATGCGGCTCGTTCACAATTCAATAAGAACCGTCTTAAACGCCAATGGGCAAAGTTCAATAGCTATTCAGTATAGCAGAACCAACGTGAGCGACCTTGACAAGTACGTTTATATAGATATAGGTGGCGCAGATAGAACGGGTTCACAGACTGACCTGAGTTATGATTATACGATTACCACGGGAGTGATCTTCTACGAACAAAGCCCAGCGTACTCAGTCACCAACCATAATACTTTGATTGACCTGGTCTATAAGGCTTTTCAGGACACCACCTTAACGGGCGAAATCCACAACGAGGCTAGAACCCTAGACTTGGAACTTGAGAGCGTTAGCGACCTTGGAGCAAGTAAGGAGCAGACCCGAAGCGATGACGGTCGGTATATTGTCCGCTATCTAATGGACTTCAACCTTCGTATGAACCTAACTGCCAGCTAGTTAGAACTTCTTTTTATTTGTTTACTCTTTTTGTTCTAGCTTTGACGCTATGACAGAAAAAGAAAAAAAGACCTTAAGGGAAGCTATCCTAATAATGGAACGGCTTTTAGACGAGGGGCAGACCGACCTATTTGGGGGCACATTAAGCACCCTAAGAAAGCCTAACAGATTCACCAAGCCCACCAAGGAAGAGGTAACCACCTACTTCGTAGAACAAGGCTACACGGCTTGGCGTGGTGCTGAGATGTGGGACTATTACGAATTAACCAATTGGTGTAGCGCAAAGGGGAAGCCCGTAGTAAACTGGAAGAACAAGGCTCAAAATGTTTGGATGACTCCCGAACACCGACTTAAAAAGACTAACGGGTTTGATCTATGAACCTAGAAGCCTCTTTAGTTGGTCTGTTAATTAACGACCCAGCGGCAATAGATAGCGTTAGGATAGAACCCGAATGGTTCGAAGACCCTACTTATTTCAAGATTGTCAAGGCGTGTAAAGACACTAGGGCAAAGGGAAGCTATGAAGACTTGGTTACATTGGGTCAGAGGTTCCCCGACCAGGTAGCCACCTTAGTAGAAATTTCCAAAAATGCACCGTTTCGGGTCGATGTTATTCCCTATGCTACCCTAGTCCAAGAGGAATTCATTAAAAGGCAAGCCCAACGGGTAGGACAAGACTTAATTCAGACCCAAGACATAGAGGGGGTTTTTAAGGCTTCTAACGACATTAACCAACTCCTTGAGGGTAGCACACCCCAAACCACTAAGACGCTCTTAGAACTAATGAACGGGGCGTTAGAACGGATAAAAGACACTTCTATGGGCGCACCCACGGGGAATAGCGTTCTAGATGGGGTGTTAAATGGCTTGAAAGGTGGTGATTTGAGTGTTTTGGCGGCACGTCCAGCGATGGGTAAGACTGCTTTCGCTATTGAAACTGCCGTAGCCTCTCAGTCAAAGGGCCGTGTTCTGTTCTTCTCTTTAGAGATGCCTAGCGACCAACTCATTAAAAGGCTATGGGCCAACACTAGGGAGGTTGAAATGAAAGATGTTTTTAGTTCTAGCCCTGACGTTAGCAAGCTTCAGAAGGCAATGATCAAAAGCGAAGGCTATAAAATCGAAGTTCTAGAAGATTACGTTTACGTTGAGGACATAGCTAGTAAGGTAGCCAAGGAAAATAGGAGGGGAGATGTTTCGCTCGTGGTGGTGGACTACTTACAACTAGCCAAGACCCGTCAGAAGACCAACAACAGAGAAAGGGAGGTAGGGGAAATGTCTTGGGCGTTCAAGATGATCGCTAAAAAGAACAACCTTCCCGTTTTACTCTTATCCCAACTGAGCAGAGCGGTAGAAAGCACCGAAACGAAGGAACCCGATAGCCACCATTTGAGAGATTCGGGCAGTATAGAACAAGATGCTTCGGTTATTATAATGCTTTATAGGTCAGTAGTTTACGGTATTCAAGAGGATGGGGAATACTTCGACTTAATTAAGGTGACCAAGAACAGAAACGGGGAAACTGGAAGAATTAAGGGGAGTTATTTCGATGGACGCTACCAGTCTTGGAGTGGAAAAACTTTCAACGAAGGAAAAGACCCACCCTTTTAAGTAGCTATATTTAGGCTATGGAGGTAGAAGACTACTTGGAGGCTATGCGGTTGATCAAACTAATCGACCTGACCCCTGAAGA